AATTGGCGGCGTTGAAGGTCGAATTTATTATTGGACGAAATGCACAAACGAAGAATATTCTTCAATACAAGCCGAAGAATTTATTGGCGTCGATTGGGGCAAAGTTGATCCTTTCGCGATTGTTGGTGTCAAATATAAAGACGGCAATCTTTACGTTCATGAATATAACTATTTAAGCGAAAACCAACTTCAAGCCCGGATTCCAACGACCGCAATAAACGAACAAATTGGCTCCGTTCCGATTTATATGTTTAAGAAGCTTAACATTGACCAAAACGCAATAATTATTTGCGATAACAATCGTCCGGTTAAAATTAGGGACCTTCGCGCGGCGGGTTGGGAAAATACAACGGCAATAGGTAACAAGGTTAAAATAATAGAACGCATTTCCATGATGCAAGAGTTGAACGTTTACTTTTCCGAAAGCTCCAAAAATATAGAAATGGAACAATTTGAAAGTTGTTGGAAGAAAGACCGCGCCGGTAATTCCCTGGAAGAACGCGAAGACCTCAACAACCATTTAATTGATGCGATTGAATACGTTTGTCTTTATCTAAAATCAATAGGAATATTATGAAAACGAAAGAAATACGTTGCCCGCGAATAAGAGAAAACAAGGTTTGCAATCAAAAGCTCCTAAAATACGAAGGAAATATTTCCAACGTTGTTATTTACCCGTATTGCCGGAAATGTAAAAAAGAAATAAAACTTTTTAACAATTCGGTTGAAATTTAAATAAAAAGGTTATATTTGCCCGAAATCGAGTCTTTTAAAGACCATAATTTTAATGAATGGCTTTAAATTTCTTGCAAAAATTAAACATTTTCGGCCGTTATAAGGTTGAACAACCGATTAACGTACTTACGACCGCTCAATATACCCAACGAAATAAAAAGCTTTTAAAGAAGGACTTTGTAAGTTGGTATAAAACAAACCCTTTCGTTTTTTGGGCAATACAAGAAAGAGCGAAAGCCGTTTCGAACGTTAAGTTTTACTACAAGGAAAACGGCGAATTAACTGAAAATGCCATTACCGACAAACTAAACAACCCGAACCGGTATCAAAGCAAGGAGAACTTTCTTGTTCAGGACCTAACTTTTCAAAGTATTTTCGGAACGTCTTATTGGTATATTAATAAACTAATTGATTCAAGAAGCTTCGAGGATCCGACAACCGACTTATTAAACCTTTCCGCTGACAAATTGATTTTTTTAAATACAAAAGGGGAGCTTTACGACGGGGATTATATTGCGGAATTGATTCAGAAACAAACCGACGAAATAATAATAAAGTACATTGTTGACGAAGTAACCCGGGAAGTAAAAACAATCGACGTTGAAAAATTAATTCCTTACTTTGATACGCCGACGTTTACAAATCCTTATTTTAGTCAATCAAGACTTGAAGCGCTTCAATACGTTGTTTCAAATTGTCAAGCTGCCCTTGAAGCTCAAAACACTTTTTTAAGTAATCCTGGTGGAATTGGCGCTTGGGTTTCTCGCAAAAGGGACGCAATAGGTTCGGCAATGTTAACGGAGAAAGAACGCAAAGACATTGAAGAAGCGCAACAATTAGACTACGGCGTTTTATCCGGTCAACGAAATATTCAAGTAATTGGAACCGATGTCGATTACGTTTCGACGTTGCCGAAAGTTAGCGACTTGAAACTTAACGACACTTTAATAAATGCCGGGCTTACAATCTTCGGTTTGTTTGGATTGCCGAAGGAAGCGTTTTCCGCTTTGGCTTCAGGATCAACTTTCGAAAATCAAAAAGAAGCTTACAAAGCATTTATTGAAGGCGAGGTTCAAAACTTGGTAAATGACCGAACGAATAGCTTGAATAAATACTTGGGGTTAACTGACGGAAAAATTGTCGGTTCATTTGCTCATTTGGCGGTAATGCAAGAAGACGAAGAAAGGAAGCAAAGAATAAAGAAAGGCGAAGTTGAAATTTTATCAACCCTTTTAAGTCAAGGAATAATAAGCCCGGAAGAATATCGAGAATCAATAAGCGGAATGTTTAACTTATGAAAAACGAAGAACTTAAAAAATTGGAATTATTAAAGGAGCGGGAAGATATAAACGAGGAAGTTTTGGCTTCCGTTATTAAGCGTATTAAAATGATTAAAGATAAAGCGGAGGTTAAAAAATGATATTAGTTAAGGAATTTCCGAATAAAGAATTTGCGACAAAGGAAGAATTGTTTCGCGAATTGAAGGCAAACAAAAAAACCTTGATTGCTCAAAAGAAAATGATAACTAAACAAGCCGATTCAATTGTTTATGTTTCACAAATGGAAAGCAAGGACGCAAACAAAGCCGAAGCTTTAACCGGGCGCGACGTAAATAAAATCAATGCGCGCTTGGTAATCAATACGACCGGAATAATGGATTCCCATAACGACGTACATATTGACGGAATATGGAACAAGACAATTCAAGAAAATAAAAATTTGCTATTGCTCCAGGAACACCAAATGACATTTGACAAGATTATAACCGACAAAGTAACGGCGAAAGCTGAAGCTTTTAATTGGAGGGACCTTGGTTTTGGATATTCCGGTAAAACTGAAGCGTTGGTTTTTTATGCTGAAATTGACAAAGAACGCAACCCGTTTATGTTTGAGCAATATAAGAATGGATATGTTAAAGAACATTCGGTTGGTATGCGATACGTCAAAATGGACCTTGCCATGAATTCAAACGCTGACGAAGACAAAGCCGAAAAAGCCGTTTGGGACAAATACATTGATTCAATAGCAAATAAAGAAACCGCCGAAGAACAAGGTTATTTTTGGGCGGTCCAGGAAGCGAAAGCAATCGAAGGAAGCGCCGTCGTGAAAGGTTCGAACCACGCGACGCCAACAATAAACGTTGAAGCCGCCAAAAGCACTCCAACAAAAACCGAGCCGTCGGAAGACACTCAAAAGAAACTTTATTATCAAACACTTTTTAAAAATTAAAAAAATGAAATTCAACGAGTTTATTTTAAACAAAGGTTACAACGCCGAGCAATACGCCGGTTTAGAAGTAACAAAACAAGCGGAGCTTCAAAGTGAATTTTTGTCTGACGTTTCTTCAAGATTGGAAACAAAAGCTAACAAAAACGAACTTGACGCAATCAACGCTAAAATTTCTCAAGCTACAACGCAAGAGGATCTAAAAAAAGCAACTGAAGAAATCGAAAGCTTGGCTTTGAAAGTTGCTAAAATTACTGAAAGCAACGGTAAAGGTTCGGCAAGAAGAACATTCAAAAAGATTGTTGAGGACCAGGTTGCAGCTAACAAAGGAAAAGAATTGAAAGATACAAGTCTTGAAGTAGTTGTAAAAGCTGACATTCTTTTTAACATTGCCGCAACTGCTGCCGGTGGAAATTTCCCTTCTGACGATGCAAACGTTGACGCAAACATTCTTTTTGCAACTGCTATTGATTTAGGTTTTGCTCAAAGACTTTCAAGAGAAGCAACAATTTTGAACAAATTAGCCGGTGCAACTCCTTTATTAGTTGGCGAAGCTTTAAAAGTTACCGTTCCTTACGATCAAACCGGTACACCGATTCGAGTAACTGAAGGTAAAGCTAAAACAACGGTTGCGGTTAAATTCAAGACCGAAAAGAAAGAAAGCGAGAAGTTACCTATTGTTTTCTATATTTCGGAAGAATTTATGAATCGCGCGGACTATTTAGTTGCTGAAATTCAAAACTATATGTTGTTATTATTGACTGAAGTTTTGGAACAATTCGTTTTTGATTCAACAAGCGGAGTATTGTCTTATGCTGACACTTTCACGACAATTGCCGGATTGGAAATCGAAGACGCGAACGAATACGACGCTTTAAATGCCGTAGCAACTACGATGACAAATGCGAAGTTTATGCCTGACACCGTTGTGATGAATACGGTTGACGTTGCGAAAATGTTCGGAGCGAAAGGAACTGACGGACATTATGCTTTGGCGAATGGCGGTTCTATTCGTTTAGTTGGCGAAACAAATCAATTAATGGTTGGAAACAAAATGTTAGACCTTATCGAGGTAAACTCTGACATTATCGCCGCTGGAAGTTTTGCAATGTGTGATTGGAGCAAATTGCGTTTTGGATTAGGAGATTTTGTTTCTAAAGCGAATCCTTATTCTTTCATGCGCGACAACGTTGTTGAAAATGTTATTGAAGCTCCTTTTGCGGTTATGTTACCAAGTAACTACACCGGCGCGGTAATTTCTGACACTTTCGCAAATGTAATAACTGATATAACTCCGGCGTAATGGCGAAAACAAAAACAACCGCTAAAACTCAAGGAGAAAAGGCGGTAAAAAAAGCCGAATCCCAAGAGCTTCTTCCTTATGACGGAACAAAGGAATTTATAATTACGAAAGACTTTGCAAGGTTTAAAAAAGGGGATAAGGTTGTAATTGTGTTCGAAAGAGCGAAAAATTGGAAAAATAAAGGCATAATATAATGAACTATATCACAACGCAATCTTTGTTTGTAGGGGAATTGGACATTGTTCTTGACGATTCTTGCGGAACGGACGAGCGCCTTCAGTATTTTATTGAGAAATACGAACCGCAAATTCTTCGTAAGATTTTAGGACAAAAGTTTTTTAATTCTTTGCAAACTGAATTGACGGCGGGGCTTTCCGGCGAATGGGCGGTTCTTGTTAATGGAGGAGATTTTGACATTGACGGAGTAACTTACCAATTTGAAGGGCTTAAACATATAACCGCGGGTTTTATTTATTATTGGTACCATAGGGACAACGCTTACAATGTAGCGCAAACCGGTGGAACAATACCAACAAGAACCGACGCGGTAAATAAAAGTATGGCATTTAAGCAATTCAGCGCCTGGAACAAATCCGTTGAATTAATTGATTGCGGAGATTATAGTTTGAAATCATTTCTTGAACATTCCAATTTGGAAGATTATGAAGTTAATCTTTATGGGGTTAAAATAAAAGGTTTGCAATGGCTTTAATAATTGTAGACGAGGTAAAATATATAATTGACCAAATGCGGACAACCGGCAACGTCGAAATTGTTTCAGGCGTTCCGGTTGAATCCGTTCCTTGCGAAGTTGTGTATAATTGTGATCCTTGCGTGAGCGCTGCCAATTTACCGGACGGCGTTTATTCTTGGTATAACAAATCTCCGTATTATTATTACGGCAATCGAAACGAAGTAAGGAATTTACTCGCTTTAAAAGATAAGAAAATCAAAAGCCGGGCAAAATATCCTTGCATCATTTTAGAGCAACCGTTTATTGAGGTCCTGGAGTATGGAAGAACTAAAACAACGTTGAGGTTTCTCCTTGCTACGAAAACCGACGACGTAATGACTTACGAAAAACGTTATTCAACTAACTTTAAAAACGTTCTTTATCCTTTGTTTGATAGCTTTATTTCGGCTATTAAGAAAAGCGAAAACGTTTACAACTACATAATAAGGAGCAAAACGGACGTTCCTTACTATACGGAAGGCGAAGTTGTTGCAAACGATTTTTGGGACATTATCGACGTCAAAATTGAAATAAATTTTATTGAAAATTGTAAAACTAAAAAATTATGTCTATAATTAAAGCGGACGGTTGCGCGGCGAGCAACCCGAATTCGAGCAGAAGTAACTGCTTGATTTCTCCAAAAGAAACAAAGCGTTTGCTTTGGTCGCCGGATTTGAATTACCAATTGACACTTGCTACAATTGCTGATGAAACTTTGTTTAAAGCTGAAATTGCTGCGGGCAAAATCTTTGTTGGTCCGGAAATCTACGACGTAAGAAGCTCAACGATTAACGAAGCTCAAGTTGCCCAAGATAATTCAGGCAATAGCCAAGTAACTCGTTTAACTTCAAACTTCGATATTGGTTTCGGTATCAAGATCGGTCAATGTATGCTTCGCAAGCTTCAACCATGGAACGCGCGTCAAGTACAAGTTTGGGCGGTTGACGAAGTAAGCGGTTTCGAAGGTAAACTTTCGGAAACTTCCGGCGGTGTACAATATTTGAAAGGTAATCTTTCTCAATTAGTGTTTCCTCCTTCAATGCCAAGAAGAATCAATAATTCTGACATTGTTTACCCAACTTTGCGTTGGTTGGTAGATAAGGACATTATTGATCACGTTGAAACTGCCGGTTTCGATATTTCAAGCATTGACGGAGTTGTTGACGTTGCTATTGAGGTTCCAGGGCCAACGGGCGCTTCGGTTGTGGTTTCAATTACTGAAGGTTGCAACGGTTCGGGCGTTTTAGGGCTTGACGGAAACCTAGAGTTTTTAGATTCTTCAGCGGTTGCTCAAGTGCCTTCTTCAGTTACTGACAACGGCGACGGAACTTATACGGCGGCATTTTCTCCGGCATTAGCTGCGGGAACTTATTCGGTAAACCTTGACGCTTTAACCGTTGAAGTTGCCGGTTCTTCGGCTATTTATGGAGCTTTGGAAACT